TGTTGGGCAATGGAATAATTTCATTCAACGGCGCGTCCTTTGTTTAGAATTGTATCGCGCAGAACTGGAAAAGGCAGCGGCGCAATAAGCGCCCTGCCTACCTCAACAACGCAGGGGATCGCATCCCCAACAAGCCGAGGTGCCAGACCTCCCCTCCCCAGAGCCGGAAACGGTGGCTGGGGTTCTTGGGTAGTAACAAACAAGGGAGATTAAAATGATTATTGATACACACTTTCCAATGACTGAAGGCGTTACTTTTAACGTCAGAGCCAACATAGTATCTGGTGAAATTGATGAGCTAGAAATCACTAACTTTGACAATGAACCAGTAGACCTTCGTAAGATTGCGATATTCCCATGGGCAAGCTTTAAGCCTGTGCCAGCGGAAGACTTGGTTCGCGAGCACGTTATGGCGGCATATCGCAATGCTTGAATTTTCAGAAGAGCAAATGGAAGTTATAGCTGCGGAAATGGCAGTGCATGACTTTGTAGAAATTACGTCTGTTCTGATTGCGTTTCAACAAGATCGTCCTGAGCTATTGTTGCCAGAAAAAGACGCTATTGTTGCCGCGCTCATGGAACTTGTTGATGAGATGGGGATAAAACAATGAAGATTACTAATAAGTTAAACTTGCCATGGCACCTCGTAGACGCCGTGGAAAACGATCCATACAACGCAGGTGCATCTGACATCTCTGTCACTCGCCTGATTGCACCGCCTCGCATGGTAGCTCTTAACGCTACACATAAGGATGAATTAGAAGAGGACGCCGCAGACCGTTCGTTCTCTTTGATGGGGCAAGCTATTCACACTGTGTTGGAGCGCGTAACAGATCGTGAAGGTGATCGTGTTATTGAGCGCCGTATGTTTCAAGAGGTAGGTGGCTGGACGATATCAGGCCAGCTAGACTTGTGGGAAAACAACATTGTCTATGACCATAAGTTTACTTCAGTCTGGGAAACGCTCAACGGGCTAAAGCCTGAGAAGATCCAGCAGTTAAATATTTTGGCATGGCTCTGTCGTAAAGACGGCCTTAAAGTTGATGGCGTTAAGATCTGCGCTATTTACAGAGATTGGTCTAAGACTAAAGCTAAAGGTGAGCGAGATTACCCCCAGCATTCTATTGGCATTATTGACGCGCCCCTTTGGACGGACGCTGAGTGCCAATCGTTTATTGAGGAAAGAGTTTACCTGCACCAGCAAGCTCGCATTGAGTTGCCATTGTGCAGTCCTGATGACCAGTGGGAAAAGCCATCCAAGTACGCCTTAATGAAAGAAGGGCGCATCTCTGCCATTAAGTTAGAGAATAGCGAAGAAGACCTAATGGGTTACGCCGAAGCTAAAGGCCACACCACAGAAGGTAAGCTAAAGAAAGGCTGTTATATTGAGTTTCGTCCGGGGGAGAAGATGCGTTGCGAAAACTACTGCACCGCAGCGCCTTTCTGTTCGCAATTTAATGACGCCTAAAGAATTTCTCAGTGAAGTCCAGAAATACTTTCCCGGTGCTGAGATCATTGAAGTCAGAAAAACAGGAGATACTGACATGACTACCCTTAACTTTACCATTGCCAATCTTTATGACCCAAAGCCGGGGAAGAAGACTGGTTCTATTAAAACTCAAACGGGAGAATGGGTTTCCTATTGGCCTTCAGACAAGCAGTTGTTTCAAGAGGGCGGCACTTATTCCGCTGTGTGTGATGCTCGTGACTGGGAAGGTAAGACCTACTACACCATTAAGTCTCCGGGCAAAGGCGGCAATGTCCAAAGCTCTGGGCCAGCGCCACAACCTGCCCAAACTGCGTCACCCCAGCCCAATCAAGGTGGTTCTAGAGACGATACCATTACACGCATTGCCATTGCCAAGTCTTGCATTGAGGGACATGAGCCTATGCAGACGGCAGACGCATGGTACGCTTGGGTAATGCGTGAGGAAATTCCTCCTAGTGCTGGCCGTTTATTGCTGGGCGCTTCTACGGCGGAAGAAGATAAATTCAACGATGACATACCGTTCTGATGTCTCTTAAAAGCCAGTTGGTAAAAGACGTAAACGACTTTCTGAAGGTGGCTGGAAGGCCATCTCAGAAGGATCGTCTCACTGCTACCAAGCTTGGGTTGCGTGTGACGGGGAATCCTAACCTGATTTTCCGTCTGCGTAACGGCAAGGACATTCATCTCAATACCTATGACAAGCTTCTGGGCGAGATGGAGCGGTGGTATAGTCGAAATGGATATTACAGGGGAGAAGACGATGAATAAATTATTGTTTAGCGCTGGAGCATTAACTTTTGCAGTGCTTGCTTGCATGGTTATCTACGATGGGGTCAACCGACACATGGTTGAATACCAAGAGTGTGGCTACAAATACTGCGAGCCACAAGATTTGCCAGTGAGGAATAAACAATGATCAAAGGTCAACGGATGCCAGACAAATACGTGTGGAATGGGTCTGGAATGGCAGCTTTAACGCCGGGACAACGACGCAAAGCTATGGAGGGTGCAGCGGCTCGCGCTCGTGAACAGCGAACAGGATGGCCAAGCAGTGTCCAACGAGAAGGCGAGAAGAATAAACACACTTATCAACTGGCAGACGAAGAGTGGGCAAGGCGCATGGCTGAAAGTAAATCAAGATGACTAACGAAATCTCAAAGATCATTGACGAGATTATCAACGAAGATCCGCGCACCGCAAGAGAAATAGCTGAAACAGCAAACATTTCCTCGCAGCTTCTATCGGCATACCGCAACGCTCGTCCGTTTAACCATCGTAGTCAGCCATGGCAGAAGCTAGAAGCGGTGCTGTCTATTTTAGGATATGAACTGGAGATCGTAAAAAAATGAAACATCCAATGGAAATTTGGACACGCTATGACGACGGCTCTATTGACTATATGTTAGTCGAGCCACCAGTCACGTTCTGGCAATTTTTAAAAGGGCTTTGGGAATGACATGGTTTTGGACATCAAACTTTGTTTGCCTTGTGAGGCGATTAGTTGGACGGCTCGACAGTTGGTTGTGGTCAAAGCAGACGGCGGCTATAAAGGGCCGGAGAACGTCTACGCGGTCTACGCAAGGATCATCAATGCACAGAATAATCCTCGCCAAACGCCTCTTGCAGGTACGTAAATTTGGCAAGCTCAAGTAACAGCATTATGTTTGCGCTGTCATGTAGGTTGCCTCGCATATAGAGGCTTCCTTCGTGATCCCAGCCAACAATCATGCAAGATTCGTAAAGCCCTTTGGAGCCTTCTAGTATTTCATCAGCAGTTATGTCGGCTGGAAACTTTACTACGTTGTCATCCATATCATTCTCTCCTCCGCTCTACGTTTGACTAATCCGGCAAGCACCTTTCCCCCTGCCTTACGCCATTTGGGAAACTCATCTGCCGCTCCCTCATAGTCTAGCCTATTTATTTTGGCCCGCAAAGTGGATGATTGTAAGCGGCCTGAGCCTAGATTGAAGGTGAATGACGCGAGCGCATCAAATTGGTTTTGAGTAAGTGGAGCTTTAATGAGCCGGGGAACAGCCGACTCAATGTGATGCAACTCCATCTGGAGCAAGCGCGTAGCGTCGTCTCTACTAATTGTGCGGCTATCCATAGTAATGCGATAACCATCAAACCAGCGAGTGCTACCGAAACCAATGGTAGGTACATTAGCAGGACATAAGTACGGTCTAGCAGAGAAGCCTTCATATTTCTTAATGAGTTCAACACCAACTTCTCCTGTCCTCACGTCTGTTGCTTTCGATTAAAAGTGCGTGATCCAAACCAAAATGAAATTACTGCCGCCCAGATGCCGACGATCTCATCTGACCAGACCAGCGAATACATCTCGTTATCGATGTACCCGAACGCCAGCAACAATGTCAGCGCCATAAATTCTATAAAGAGAAGATACGTAATAAACGGGCGCACACTAGCAGCTAAGTCGGTGATCCATTGTGACGATTGTTTCGTAAGAGATGTTTGACTTTTAAGCAGTGCCTCAGTCTCACGAATGTCTGCCTCAACGTGAACCATGTCTAGCTTCTGGTTGCCGATCTGGATTTGTTGCTCCAGTTGTTTATCCATAAGCTGTAGCTCATGCGCCTTGTCCTGCTTGTCTTGGAAATACTCCATGACTTTAGGGAGAAACGACGTGCCAAAACCTAAGAGAGAACCTATAAGACTAATCATTTTGTACCTCTGTCAGTTGTGCTATTACTCACACATCTCTGGTGTTACGTTAACGGTCGAAACAATACCATAGTCTTTATGATATGTAACGCATTCGGCTTTTCGTTCTGAGAAATACCCGCCGCGAGCAGAGTAACTGTCCTTGGCTGTGAGCGTTCTGTGTTGCGTCACGGTGCAACCCATGTCCTCTTTCTCTTCCATCTTAATCTTGTGGTGATAATGCCCGGTGTGTGCGTAACGGTATTTTGTGCCACCCCAAGTCTCAGGAAACTGCGCTGCAAATACTCCCGGCACTTGCGGTAGCTTCTTTAAATGACCGTGGTGAAAGAACAAGGCTGTCGATCCATGCTTGTATTCATAGTACGGCAGTGGTGACTTCTCGACAGTTATACGTGGTTCATTCTCGTATAGCGCACCAAATAGTGATCTAAGCCACACACTAGATGTAAGATCGTGATTGCCCTCTGCCATTAGGACAACGACTTCTTCATGTTTTGTTAACGCCATGTCCACGATCTGGCGCAATGCTTTGATGGCTGTTTCAATAACTTTTTCTGCGCGTCCATCACTGTCCAAGATATGACCTGATTGTGTCGCAGCAACAAAAGCAGGGAAGTCTGTGTGTAGGAAGTCTCCAAGCTGGCATATGAATCCGACTTTACTATCGGGGGCCATACTCATCATTGTTCCAAATGCCTTAACTAACAGAGCCTCACTAATATTTAGATCCCAATCATCTTGCTTTGTTTCTCTGGCCCAAGCTCGCATACCGTGATGGTAATCCGTAATGACATATAAACTTAATAAGTCTTCAGTTGTTTGTTTTGGGGCTTTGATTGGAGTAGCGCGAGGAATGTCCTCTGACATGGCCTGTACAGCCACTCTGATAGCCATCTCTTGCTCTTGGGCATCTCTGGTTGTCTTCTCCCAAACCAGCTTGGCCTCGCCAGTCTGCATATCACGCAAGGTAGAAGTACCAGTTAACTTAAAACCTACAGGAGTTTCGTTAAGCCAGCCGTGTTCTGGTGCATAACCATGTTGCGCTGCGTTTCTTTGGATAGCTTGTTTGGCTCGTTGGATTGCTGACGCTGACCATTCTGTGTGTTCAGCCGCCGCTGTTCTAGACCCGTGTACACACCAAGCTATGTACTTGTTCCACTGCTCTTCAGTATTGGCGTATTTTCTTAGAGCTTCGTCAATGGCGTGAGCCATGCCCAGTCTCCCTAAATTTTTTGCGCCGGACCGTATGGCACCCCTTGAAGTAGCGCGGCCATTACTTGAACCGGAATCTTTTCTGTATTATCGATGCAGTCCCCAGAAATCCAAACAACCAGCATCCAAGGTGCCTGTGGAAAATACCATATTGCAACTTTATCTGCTACCCTTTGAGACTGTGGCGGCGTTTCATTGTATGCAGAAACAAAGGCTTGGGCCTTACCGTTTTCCAAGACGCGCTCCAGTAACTGATTTGAATTGCGCCGTATCGTGTCCTCACGCCAAGTCTCATATTTAGCCAGCGGCCCCTGTGCACATTGCGATTGCGCGTTTGCGACAGCACACAAAATTAAGCCAAATAAAAAGACGATTATCGCGCAGACGTATTTCATTTTCTTTTAGACTTCCACTCAGCCCACACGATCTTCAACCTAATTAACACAGCAATGAGCGTCACAATGCCCACTGCAATGCTAAGTGTCCCGTCAAACATATCGAGCCAAGTAACAGACACGGCGGGAATAAGAACCGCCGCATCTGCTATAATCTTGTCGTTCATTTTTTCTTAGCCATCTTCATAGGCTTGCCAGTTTTTGCGCTAGCTTTCTTTGCCGCCGCTATACCTTTAGCACTGTATCCGTAACTCTTACCACCGACTTTAGGCATCTTTCTTCTCCTTATTCTTCGATTTAGGGAACCCAGCTTTCATATTGGCATAAGCTTTACCTGTAATAGTAGACTTAGACTTGGGCCGGGAAAGGCCAAGCCGTTTGCGACGATTAATGTTTGCGTATAGTCCGGGTTTGCTCATGTTATTGGTCCATGTTTTCCATTGTGCATTTTATACATTCTATCAGAAGCTTCTCTTAAATGCGTTAATTCTTTCTTAACTTCTGCAATTTCTCTTGATTGTTTGTCGAGGTTGGCTGGTGATAGTATATGACCTAGTACGCCTACTTGATGTTTAAACACCGCCGATCCACTCTCAATAGTATCAAGCCTCGTATTAATGGTTTCCATTTCTTTTTGAATAGCTTTTAGGTCTTCAATGACACGCGAAAGCTGTGACTTCACAACAGCAAATGCCCCGGCCAATGTGGCAACGAGGCTTACAAACTGGACAAGTTCTCGTGTGCCAAGCTCCATCAGACATTCGCTCCTGCTCTATTCATCCAGATGACAGCACCAGCAATAATTGCCGCCGCAAGAACGCCTATCAGCTTACCAGCCTCAATAATGCACCTAATAATTTTATCGTAAAACGCTTCATCTTCTAACGCTTGTGCAGCGGCAGCTTCTTTCGCCTTCTTACGTTTTTCTTTACGCTCTTCAAGCAGGTTATCTCTTGTTTGTATGATCTCATCCCACGTACCTTCGCCGAACTTGTTGTCGATCCTAATCCCAAGGTTAAGTATGTCCCTGTC